CCCCCATTAACATTTGTAAACAATTATTTCTCATGACTTTATCTCCTATTTTTTAGTCGTTAATATCTTGTTTCATCTTTTTCAACGGCAGATCATTCTTCGTAAGCCCAATAGCGGATCAGGACAGTGCCATCACCGCCGTTACCGTAAGTACCACAACCGCCACCACCGTAACCGCCACTTTTTCTATTGCCATTTCCAGTTCCGCATCCTTTGTCGTAATCGGATTCTCCACCCATGCCCCCATTTATATTTCTGTCTGAACCACCACCTCCGGCATTTCGTTTCCCAGTAGGTTCGCCAAAATCGCGGGTTGTATGCCTTTGACCCTTTCCTCCGCCATATAGGGAACCAGCTGGATAGAGAGAGCCATTTTCATTGCGGCTGCCGATTCCGTTAGATCCATCAGAACCCGCTTTAGCCGTATCTGAATCATCTCCTGCTCCGCCACTTCCGCCGTTGCCACCAGTATATGCTCCGGCATTACTTCCGCCTGGATAACCATTACCCGCACCATTTCCGCCATTAGCTCTATAACTTGAATTTAAGAATTGAGAGTATCCACCGTTGGGGGCAACTTCAGAATACCCTCCAATTCCTCCTTTCCCAACTGTTATCGGAATTGACTGACCCGGTGCAACAGAGATAGCATCACCGTCTCTCCATCCGGATGTATCTTTTTTGAAGGTTTTAGTATAGCCGCCACCTCCACCGCTTCCATTATGTCCTGCACCCCCTCCTCCGACAAGAAACACATCAACCTCCCTACATCCTTTAGGTACGATCCAGGTATAATTCCCGGCAGGATAGAACCTCTTGGTGAACAACTGCAACTTCTTCCGTCCCATCATCGACCGTCTCATCTACGCCCTCCTTTCTTACGATAAGAGGTCGTAACTTCTTTATTTAGAGAGCATTTTACCCCCCCCCCCGTTTAACTTTTAATAACATAACCTGTTTCATTGCTTTACCTCCTGTACAATTGTGGGCAAGTCTTTCAAGTCGTTCGGATAACCTGTAACGGTTGTCAGAATGCAGAGATAGATCACACCGTATTGTTCATAATATTTGTCTTTCTCGAATGCCATACCCTGCACGTATGGAATAGGATCATCAAGCGTGCCTGCGTGCTCAGCTTCAACGATCTTATACAGTGAAGCAGTTTCTATGCCCGGTTTCCAATCGGCTTGCAGCTTGTGCTTTTGTATCACTTCAAACAAAGTGTCGCTTTCTCCTTCCACTACTCGAAGCCGGAAGCCTATTTTAACTTCCTTGCCAAACTCTGCATCTTTCTCACCCCAAATGGGGAATAAGACCTGCATCTCCAACGCTTGGCTGGCTGTGAGAGACACGCTGTTCATCATCGCACGGGCAAAGGTCACTGCCTGCGCTTCCGGGGATTTAGCGATTGCCTTATCTGCTTTAGTTTGCAAGGCTGCCGTTGTTGTATGGATCATTTCAGGATAGCCTTCCACCACGATAGCTTCGACCTCCTCGGCTGTTTGGGCGGCATCGATACGGGATAGCAAGCCGTCTGTCACCTTGGCGCACTGCTCCGAATAGTCCGCTATTTCGTCAAGAGCAACCGTTAAGATATTCGAGGCGTACAGATGACCGCCTACTTCGACTTCTTCCTGCCGGCCACACTTGTCTTTCAGACGAAGCGTATCACCGGCATAGGCATCCTGTTCGTCGATGTAGTAATGATGGATGTCTTTGTCGTAGATTTCCTGCCGTTTGGCATCACGGGCACGCCAGAGCAATTCTTCCGGAGTCGGTTCAGGTTCTGGAGTGGGCTGCATGTGCCAACACTCCAACGGGGTTGCATCCGGATGTTCGTTGTGGTACTGTTCCTGTTCTTCTGAGAGCGGAAGATAAGCCCCAACCTCATAATCGTCTATATCTGTACTTATGAGATAGGAATCAGGAAGTTTTACTTTCGTTTTCCAAAAATTAATGTCTTTATGAATGTATATCATATTGCTATTCTTAATTGTGATAATATAAACAAATTATACCCTGTCCTCCTTTTCCTCCTTTACGTGACAGACTACCACCTCCTCCGCCACCAGCTCCAATGCCACCATTTCCGCCATTCGTAGGATTGCTTGACCCTGAATTTCCACCATTTCCACCTGATTCAAGACCTGCCGCCCCACCACCTGCTCCAGATCCATCCGAACCAGATCCGTTCGAGCCTTTCCCCGAAGTTCCACCTCCTCCAAATAGGCCAATAGGAATAAGTACATTGTTATATTTATATCCTGTACCACCTTGATAAGATTGACTATTTCCACCTTTATAACCGCCCATACCATCTGCATTACTTACACTGTTTCCACCGGTCATTCCTGACGATGAATTTCCATTACCCGACATAGATGCGCCTGAACCACCAGCATAACCGTAAGAACCATTCCAATAACCAGGAGAGCCTCCACCATTATTACAAATCGCGATATCGGAAGATGGGTTTTCTACCAACTTTGATAGAATGGTATATATACTGTCTGGTATTTTAGAGCCATTACCAAGCCCTCCTGCTCCCTCACTATTACCTCTTTGCCCTCCAGCACAGATTATCGTATCCCCGTTTATTTCAAGAGTTGTACTATCCCCATCAGTTTGTGCATTTACAGGCTTTGCAATTTTACAAGTCAAAGTTTTCGGTAGCAAAGAGATTTTTATATTACGAGCAAATGCTATTGTTCCAGAAGCTCCACCGCCACCACTGTTTGTGCCACCTCCGCCGCCACCTCCAACGATTAGCAAATCCACAAACTTATATTTTTTCTCTATTATATAATTCTGTTGGATACCTAAAGGACTTACCAGCTTTACCAATTTAGGCACTGTATTATATAGATTACCTGATATCAATCTACGTTTCATCTCTTCCTGTTTTGAATTATACCCTAACTACTATTATCCCGTGTTCTTTCTTCAAGGATACACCTGTCGGTTTCCCGTTCGGTAACGTTACACTTGATTCCTCGGACTGCCAGCCAGAACCATTAGGGACCGGTTGGTCAAAGTCCGACCCGGAACTGTTCAAGATCGACAGATAGAATTCCTGCATTTCCGGTACGCTGGCGATATCGGCAAAGTTGATCGCTTGCGGGGATTTGCTTGTGTATTTGAAGCGAAGGTTATACGGTGATGACGGAAGAGCCGCCAGAGACTCGACATCGACATACTCTTTCAACCTCAAAGAGTCCGATACCTTCGTTTTCTCTTCATTGCTGTAATTATTGTCGGTATGGACATAAGCAGCGTCCTTGACCGTATGGTCGTCATTCTGAAGCTGGGAGAGCTTGGTCGGGATGCTGTTCTGAACATTCGCGATGCTCTGATTCAGCCCGGCAATAATCCCTTGCAACGTCTGTGTGTCCTCCACGCTGGCAAGGAAGGCAATGATCTCGTTGAACGATTCGATGGCACTCGATGCGTCACCCGAAACGAGCGTGTTGACTTGCTGCTGCAAGGCTGTCAGCGCGTTCCTGATTTCCGTGTCGTCGTAGCTTTCCCCGTCCTGTCCTTCGGCTACCACCCCCGTATCTTCTTCGCCTATTTTCCAATGCTTGGTTTCCGGATCGATCGAAGGAACCGGGGCATCGTTTCCCCGAAGGTTCGGGGTGTCAAACTTACCTTCAGCCGTCGTGATCGTCAGGATATAGGTCGTGGCATCATTCGTTTTAACTGTGACCTTCACCTCCTGCATGACGGCCGGCAACTGGGCAAACGTATGAACGCCATCAGCCAGCTTCATGTTGAATTTACCGTTTTCCAAACGTTCAAATAACCAGACTGATGTAGGGTAGACGGTTGCGTTATCGGCCCATTCAGCCGTCGTCAGTTCGATCTGTTGATAAATAAATGCACCTTTCTTACTCATTGCTTAAATATCCTTGTTTTATCGTTCGTACTGATTCATTGTAATAATTGGCTCCTGTCAGATAAACATTACCGGGCAAGGCTGTACCGCTGCCGGATTCCTGCCACGAGGCTTTTCCCCCGGCAAGATCATAAAGCCGGTAGAATACATATTCGCCATCTTCCGCTACACGCACATCATCACCGATACGAAAATTGATGGTTGTACCGTCGGTATTGACATAGCTCAATGTATTTTCGTCCGGGATAGCCTCCAACGTCGGGATCTCCGGTTTGTTCTTGATATAATTGGGCGATTCCTTTCCTGAGAGCCAATCAGGGCGAATACCGGAAACGATCCCTTCTGCAGCCTCGGCGGCAGTGTTGGCCCGATCAGCTGCCTCATTGGCTTTTTGAATAGAAATCTCTGTACTTGTTTCCCGTTTGGTTTCTTGACTTTGACGAATTTCCTCCTGGTTCTGGCGAACCACTTCCGCCGCTTCCCGCTCTTCTTCTGATACTCCACGGACTATTTCAGCCGCTTCCCGTACGGCTTCGGCCTTGATACGTTGCTCTTCGGATAAAGTACGAAGCGATTCAGCCTCGACACGGACTGATTCCGACTCTTTGCGTATGCTCTCGGCCTTCGTCCTTTCAACTTCTGTTTCCGTTCTTGTCTGTTCCGCCCTTACCCGACTGGCTTCTACCTGAACGCGAGACGATTCAGATTCTATCCTTGCTGTTTCGGCTTCCTTGCGCAAGTTTTCAGATGTATTTCGCTCACTCTCACTTGTTTTGCGTATGGTTTCAGCCTCCTTACGGACCGTTTCCGATTCCTTGCGTTCTGTTTCGGCGGTTTGTCGCTCTGATTCATTGCTTCTGCGAAGAGCTTCCGCCTCGGTCCGTTTCGTCTCGGAATTCTTACGGGCAATCTCGGAAGTGGAACGTTCCTGCTCAGCGGCAACCCTTTCGATCTCCGCTTCTATACGTGCTGCTTCCGCCTTGATTCGCTCCGCCTCCTGTTCACAGACTTCCACGTTCGTTTGTTCGGTAGCCTCGGCGGCCGCATTGGCCCGGTCCGCCCCGGCATTGGCTACCTCGGCAGCTTCCAGTGCCGGAGCCTGGAACTCGGTCAGTACATCATCCGGCAATTCATGCCAAAGTTCTGCAATCTGGTCTTTCGTCAAGTCCGTAAAGTGCCAGCGAAGATCATCAATGGCAATTAACGACCGCCAGGCCGTATCTTCCTCGCTCTTATATTTCCACTCCAAACCGGTGTCACCTTTGCGAAACTCCGGGGTTTCGCCCGCGTCACCTTTCAAATAGGACAATTGTATCAACGTCTTCCATTCGGACGGTTCGCCACCGGAAACACTCACCTTACGCCACTGGATGGCCGTTCGGTCCGCATCGACCTGGAACTCGACATCATGACCGTCCACACCTTTCAATATCTCAACGGCTACGCGGACCAGCTTGTAACTTGCTCCCAGGGATTGCAGGACGGGAAGTGACGTTATACCGGAAAGGCTCTTTACTTCCTCCCATTCGCCCGGATCCTTCGAATTGCTCGATATGAGCTTTTCGACCTCGACCGCGATCTTTTGTAAGTCTTCTATCGTGAGTATCTTACCGTCCGATGTAATTATATCGCCTACTGCCATACATGTTCCATTTTTTATTTAAAGTTCATTCCGCATCCGAAACCTGTACCGTCATTTGCTTCTTTTCCTGGAGCTTCTCTATCAGAATAGCAACAATACTTTTTTGTTCTTCACCCGTCAATGCATCCGGATCAGAAAGCGACAAGGTCAGACGTTTTCCTTCCGAGTAGTTCATATACCCTACCTGTTTGCCGTCCTTCTTTATGTAAGATACAAACGAATGTTTGTTTTCCGAGAGGTCATGGGTTGCCATATATTCGGCCGACACATTACCGGATTGGACTGTTCCGTTTGATGTCAATACCTGTGTTTCCATATGCCTACTTTTTTTCTATCAGTTCTACAATCTGTCCATATCCTCCCGGATTGAGCACCGCAGCGGCCTGCTTGACCAAAGCTGCTTCCTCGGCCGTCAGCTCCACTACGCCTTTTGCCTTGGATATCTTGCAATACAATTCATAGGAGGCAAGCTTCTGTTTCGCGACCATCTCGGCATCCGACGACGGACGGATAAAATCCCCGCTGAAAAGAAGCAGGCTTACCGTTTCATCTATCATCTTGGCTTTTTCTTCCTCGCCTTTTCTTTCTTTTATCTCTTCCCCGTTCCAAGCTTTGAACGGCACATGCAAATTCAGTTTCATAAATTTCTATTTTTTTGAGATTAAAAATTATCTGTATTAAAATCAACCGAACGTGGCTTTGTACAAGCAACGGCTATGCCATTGTCAAATACAAACCAAGTATCGCTGTTATCTATTCTATAAGCCCCTTTTAAGCCCCCTCTCACATTCCCTTTCGGACTCTTGGTGAAATATCCATCTGAATAGATATAGCCATCAAACCAAGCAGCCCAAACAGTGTCTCCGGATGGGTAAGAAGGAGATTGTTTGCTAGAACCATAAATCGCTGCTGAACCGGGAGCACGTCCTATCGCTTTCACTCCAAAACGGCCTTGTGTGGACGCTCCAAATGCGACATCAACCAATCCGTCATTATTATTACCATAACCCATTTTTATAGTGCGGGATTTATCCCCGAAATAATCCAAACCTTCCCATACAAGACGATTATTTATTATCTTGAAAAGGCCAATCTGGCCACCGTTCGCCGTAATTGTCCCGCTAAACGTCCCGTTTTTGGCAGTCATATTTCCAGATCCGTCTATGCTGAAGCCACTATTAACAGTAGTATAACCTTCCAAATGTATCTGGTCTGCACCTATTGCGACCGTGCTTAACTGCTTGCCTACATATGTGGAAACATAAGCCTGAGTCACCAGCTCCCTATCGTTAACTTCTTCCGCAAAAAGCGAAGCGAATCCCGACTTGGTGATGAAACCAGAGGCCTTTACATATCGGTCCAAATTGTTCACGTCAGTCGTTACCGCCTCAATACTATCCGCCTGGATGTCGATCTGGCTTTGCAGTTGTTGTTTAAGACTGTTAGTCCCGTTTTGGTATTCTGAATAGGTCACACGGGCATTGATATCGTCCGCCATGATACTAAGCTGGCTGTCATAGCGGCTCGTGATCACTCCTTCGGAATCCTTGATCTGTTTCGTGGCCCATAGCTTGATCCGCTCCTCGCTCTGCTCTATGCCGGTGGCAAGGTAGAGGAACGCGTCAGCCGCACTATCGTTACGGAGCGTCACGCCGTATATCAGTATTTCTCCTGTAAAAGCAATGTCGAAATCACCTTTCTCATCCCACATACCGGTATGGTAATAAAGGGTATAACCGCCCGAAGGAGGCAAACTTTCTTCTTTGTAAAGTTCCGATCCGGACACCCCGGCACGCAATGTACCTGCCCTTAATACCCGGTAATGGAAAGAGAAAGAATAGGTGTATTTTCCATCCTCGCTCGGATTGGAATGCATCGGGATATCCATTAAGTCGTTTGCCTGACCGGCACTACTGTTCAGAATCCTCAAGACACGACGGTTTCCGTCACGGTACATACCAACATACGTTTCTTTATCCACATAGAAAGAGGACGGCAGCCAAAGCCATCCATCTTTGACTGGGATGTAATGCACCAGGCTCTTCGTATCCCAATAATAGGTGTTGGACGCAAACGAAGGGTTCCGGAGGATATTCCCCTTTTCCCCAGATATATCATTTCGTACACCCTCTATCTCGCTACGGAGCTTGCCTTCCATCACTTCGAATGTCTGCTCAATGGTGCTTCCGTCTTCCAGGTAATAGGTGCTATGCTGAAAGATACCACCATTAATATAGATGCCATGCCCTGTAAGGGTACGCCCGTTGACCGTCAGCCCCCCCAGATTCCCGATGCGGACCTTCGTATTGTCGGCTATGAGTTGCGGACTGGTTACTTCATCGAGCACATCTATATAAGGAGCATAATCGTCGGAAGAAGTCAAATAGATAAGCCCCTGGCGATTCTTCTCCTCAAGGTTCCCCATACGGAACGCTACGTCACCTGCCTTTGGCACGCTCCCGCCCTCGATCACTTTAAGGTCGAACCTCTCCGATGTCACGTTTTCCACTTCGGCAAACAAGTAACGGATTCCACCTTTCCCGTCCCGTTGCTGGATACGAACAAGGTCACCATCCCGAAGATTCATGAACATTTCGCCCCCCATATCGTCCATCTCACAGCGATAACGACGTGTTCCGAGCGGAGTGACCGTCTTTATCTTGTTAAAATCTGACACGATATGGGAACCGTTCAGCCCCAACACTTGGGAATAAACCAGCTCGTAGACTTTAAATGTCTTCCGCACCGTCCAGTTGTCCACCGTACCGGAAGCTGTAGGCGAATCAATACGCCAGCCATAACCGAACATACCGGAAGCAAAATCACGGCTGCCTATGGAGTTTCCTATAATTGCATCCGAACGGATCACAGCCGATTCACCTTCAATACCACCATCAGCCGTAATTTTCCAACCATTTCCCCCTTCAATACCGGTCAAAAAGTCAGGTGAACCGATACTTTCATGAAATCGGATGTTTCCTAATGCGTAATCGTCTATATCTTTACGGATAAACATGCCATCCATTTCTATAATGGCACCACGTATAGCGTCTTCTATCTCCTTCAGTGCCCGAAGTGCCGTAAAAGCATTCGTATCCGATGGCCGGATATCATCGTTCAGCTTTATATGATAAATACCACTGCCACTACCACCAGTCCCCGGAGTACCGATACTCGCGATTACTTCTGGCTTAATTTTAAGTATAAGATTGTCATTTTCAACCTCATACAACAAATCACCCTTATCTTCATCTAACTGATATCTCATTGTATTTTCGGAAGGACTTGAACTGCTATTTTCAACATTCGCTCAGCGACATTAGGCATCTCGAATATATTATATACCAAATAAGCACAAGCGTAACAAATCGCGGGCATTAATGATTCACCGTAATTCGAAAGACTATCATCAGATAAGTCCGTCATGCTTTTTACATAATTGAAATATTGTAATTCACCGGATGGAAAACATTCTATACACAGCCCTGTCTTATTATGAGAAAAAACGCATGAAGGTTTATTTACACCACTTCGGGTAACGGCATTGTGTTGAATTTTATAGTCTTCACTTCCAAATGGAGAAACTCTCTGGACCTCTCTTTTCCATCCCGAAAGACGTAGAGACACAAAACGTAAAAAATCTTGCGGTAAAGGAATTACCGTACAACCTTCACTACTTGTTCCGCCAGATGTCATATTTCCGGTGTTCAACAAAGCAATAGAGACATTTTCATCCTGTGCTATGAGATTTATAGCATCAGGTATAACAGATTCTATATACTCTGCCAGCTTTACTGTATCTTCTGATAACAATGAGAGATTTTCTTCCTCGCCTATCTCATTCATTATCGCTCTGGTTTTATCTATTATACCCTGCTTTGTCATGATTATCTCATATTAGGGAATGATACACTCTTTTTCTTGGCCGCTTCTTTTACATCCTGTTTACTCTTCAGAGAATCTAACTGGACACCATGCTTGGTGACTAACACGTTTATAGCATCCTGAACACGCGTAATGTAATTATACTCTTTTACCTTACCGTTGCTTGCTACTCTCTCTTTAGACTGCATAGGCGAAATTACTTCAAGAAAGAAAAGCTCACCATACCTTGGGTCTGACTCTATTGCATCTTGCAACCGTTTGTCAGAAGTTACAAATCTCGCAGATACCCGTGATACCCCAGATGGAACACCTCCTGTAAATTCAATACGTCTTGGAATACCACCTACATTAATAATCGTCGAAAGTTCGGCAGACGATGTACCATATATTTTCTTATACATAACCTTATCTCTATCTAAAAAGGGAGAATCTAAAAAATGCAGAATCTCCCTTTTCTAATTAAACATTAATTATCAGGCTCCGATATAGACATCTCCATCATACTTTACCCATTTTGTCCCATTCCACTGAGCCAACATACCGGCCTTCAACTCATCGTTGGTTCCAGTCGATGCGACATCCTTCTTCAAGTACAGGATAGCGCCTTCCTTATTTCCCTCACTTGGCAAAGTCGCACCATCATTTGTTTTTGCCTTTACAAGATCTGGTTCCGCATCATTGAAACCGGACGTGTTCGGCTTGATCAGCAGATGACTGTATCCTTTCAACGTTAAACAGTCTGTCTGAATCGTAACATTGCGTTCAGCAGCTTCGCCCTGCGTTTCCATATTGATATTCCGTCGCTCCTCCTCCATTTTGTAGAGAACCAACATATCAAGATCAAGACAAATACCGATCTCCGACAAACCAACTTCGTCCAGAATAGGCAAATGGACAACATTCATCGTTCCGAAAGAGCTTTCGAAGGCTTGGAATTTGATACCCCATTTCTCTCTGGATTTCACGTTAATATCTTTCGTCAACGTGTAATCGACTGTCATCATATCTTCCAACAAATCCTTGCCGACACCTACAAAGGCTTCCTTGCTTCCGTTGTTACCGGTAAATTTCATTTTGGTAATACCGATAAAATCCGCAAAGCTGAACTTACCTTTCGTATATTCATAGTGTTTCTTGATGGACCACATGATACCCTCCTGAAAATACACGTTTTCAATTCCACGATTCGGATATTGCGCATCCTTGATCGCGATCTTACCCTTGATACCCAGCAAATAGGACACTTCGCATTTGCGACGGAATTCCCAAAGGTCATTTTCCATCACATCTTCCTTATCCCAGGCCACCTTTTTCTTTACATTCTCAAAATATTCGGTAAACTTGGTGTTGGACATCTTCCGCTGCATATAGACTTCGCGAGGCGTAGGCGCCTGATTGGTCGGAGGACAGAACAACTGGCTTTCGCTGCCGGCCTTGGCCATACAATACAAGGCCGTGCCCTCCGGAATAGAAGGAACATAACATTCCACGTCTGCCGGGTTTTGCTTTTTCCCATTAATGGCTACAACTACTGGAAGCCCCGACGAAGCATCCAGTGCCACAACATAAAGCATCAGATCCACACCGGGAGTGACCGTCGAACCGTCGCTTGCATAACCGTCCACTCCACGAACGTTGATTGTGTCATATACGTTAAACACACTGCCGTCCGCTGCATCAATAGGCAATGCTACACGTTTTTTACTTGCAGACTCCGTATGTTCAGCGTTCGTGATACAAGTGATACGGGAAGCATCGATATTATAATGCTTGACAACATAATTCGTTTTTCTCTTTTTCTTTGCCGCTTTTCGGGCAACCGTGTCAATCGGGAAAAAATCAGGACGGAATTTCGCAATATCCTCGTCTATGTCTTCAGCTATGATATCGCCCGTTTCACCACCTCTTTCCAAAGTGGTCACAGAAGTATCCTGCCCTCCTAACTGTGTTTGCAAACCCTCATGGCCTTCCGTAGCCGTTCCCCCTTCTGGTGCTGGCGGAGCAACAGTTACCCCTTCAGCCATAAGGACAGACGCATCTCCAAACGCAATCCCAAGAATCATTAACACCAAGGATAAAATAAATCCCTTTTCGTTTCTCACATAATTTACAAATTTTCCCATCGCTTTACTTATTAAAAATTGATTAATCATTCCATACGCTCGACTTGTAAGAAGGCTTTTTTTCGGCACGTTTAACCGTTGAAGCGGTGCTTGCCCCTAATCTTGGCAATCCGTCACCGGCATTATCCTTTCTCATCCTGTCAATCTTTTGATTTCTCCCTGCAACAACACCAGACTGAAAAGATTCTTCAATGTCAGTCTTATAATTCATGGCATTGTATAACATTTCCAACAGTTCGGTAGTGTAGTTTCCTTTGAAAATGGGCTCAAGTATCCGGCTGTAGGCACTGTCAAGAAATTCATCGATATCGATTTTTCTGGATGTGGCAAATTCATCCAGAACCGGTAAACTCGCTTCAATATTTACATCGTATTCCTCTTTGCTTTTACGCATGGATTCCAATTCTTCCATGCGCTCTTTCTCGGCATTCTGCAAATCATTCCACTCGTCCGAACCTTCTTCTGCTCCCAAAATATCCTTTCCGAAATATCGTACAAGAGCCGAAGTTGCCCCCCTTTTACCGCCAGCCATGTCCGAAAGGACTTGTGCAAGGCGCGGATCTTTTGAAAGTATTTCGGTCATACGCTCTTGTGATTCGTCATTCTTTTGCCGATAATCAAGCATATCAGAATAAACAGAGTCTTCGTCTTCACCATAAGACTCTCCCATACGAGAACGCATATAATCCAAATAAGCCTGTTTCTTGGAAGGTTTATTTGTCGTCCCTGAAGATCCCACAGGTACTTTTTCTTCTTCGTTTCTTACATTATTATCCATGAAATAATATTTAAAGTATTACTTTAGCAAAGTAAAGACATTATTTTGTGGTTTAATCTATTATAATGTTATATATTTGAACCATTATAACAAACCAAAGCATTTTTTCATGGCAAAAACAGAGAACTGGCAAAAAAAAGATGATGTATTTAAGGCATACGAAAGGGCAATAAAAGAATTGGGGGATGTTGCACGCCGGGTTCCCAAGAATACGATCATAGAAAAAGCGATGTCTTATCCGGCTCCAAGGTATTACATCACCTTAGAAGTCGCTATCAGAAACATATCGCTTATGTATAGAGGGATACAACCGGACATGTACAACCCCATGAAAATAGACATGTACGACAGTATTTTCAGGAAATTTGTTGCAAAAAGGCTAAAATATCCGGGATATAGCTATTTGGAAACCATCATCAATAATGAAGCTCCTTCTTTCTATATCGAAAAAAGGCAATTTGTACGCATTATCAATGACAAATTAAAAAGAAAATGATCCTGGTATTCATATTTATCCTTTTTTATTCCCTATCACGGTACTACGATCTAAGCGATTACGGACTGTCCTCCGGATTCCGATATTGGCAACTGATTACATACAATTTCATACATCTGACCTTTATGCACATGTTCTTCAATTCAATCGGATACCTGATATATAAGCCGGTGATTGCAGAATATTATGGACGCAAAGCCCCAATTATCGTAATACCAATATCTGTAATCCTGTCTTCTGCAATCTTTTGCTCTGGAAAACCGACATTCGGCGCATCAACCATCATATTTTCCATGATCGGCATGTATTTAAGCAAGATATGGCAAGATGGGCATTCGAAGCGACAGAAATATACAATCATGCTGCTTATAATGTTAATAATGCAGTCAATATTCGGCTATAATGTCATTAATTGGAAAATACATATTTCAGCTTTAGCAATCTCATTCATTTTATCTCGATTATGCACGACATTCACAATGATTTCGAGATCGAAAATATCTTGGAAGAAAACAGAAAAAGACACGAAATAATAAACGCACCATACAATCCAGTCACCGGTCTTGGCGCCGTAGGGGAACGAAAAAAGATTTCAATAAAAGACTCCCCTATTGGCGATATGTATTTACCGGTTGAATTGATAAAAGAAAACCTGTTTATCCGTAGACTCGCCAAATACGGATTCAAAGGATATATTATCCGATTTATTAAAGAAGTGGAGTATTCCGAAGAAGCCCTAAACCAGCTTTGGATTGAATTTATAAAATATCGGATAATATACGATTTTGAATACTGGGCCTATTCATTCATCTTTATAAAAGATAAAGTGAGCCCAAAAGATATCCCATTTAAACTAAACCGTGCGCAAAGAAGAGTACTGAATAAACTTGAAAAACTACGAAAGGCCGGAAAGCCTATCAAGTTTATCCTCTTAAAAGCACGACAGTGGGGAGGATCAACACTCGTCCAAATTTATATGCTTTGGATAATGCTCGTACATCGTCGAAACTGGAATACCGTCATTTGTGGAGATGTGGAAACACAGTCAAGAAACGTTCGGGCAATGATCACAAAGGCTTTAAACAAATACCCTTCTTATCTGCTTGGAGAAACGGTTAAATTCACACCCTTTGAAGGTTCAAGCAAAAACAAAGTCATTCAAAACACAAATTGTGTTGTCTCGATCGGATCTTTCCAAAAACCCGATACACTTCGAAGCGGTGACATATCAGGAGCTCACCTAACCGAAATTGGACTTTGGAGAGCTACACCAGGCAAAAAGCCGGAGGACCTTATCCAGTCTATATCCGGTTCCATTTATGATACAGCATATACGATTTTAGGGTTGGAAAGTACGGCAAAAGGCGTTGGTAATTTTTTTCATCGTACATGGCAACAGGCTGTCAAAGGTAAAAATAACCTGCTCCCTATTTTTGTAGCATGGTTTGATATTGATATTTATTCAATCCCTATTGATAACCACGAAGAGTTTATCCATTCTATGGACGAATACGAATGGGACCTTTGGAAACTGGGAGCTACACTGGAAGCTATTGCTTGGTATAGAGAAAAAAAGAAAGACATGAAAGATATTTGGCGTATGAATTCTGAATATCCAAGCACTCCAACAGAAGCCTTTCAATCTACCGGCCGACGACGTTTCCGGCTTTCAGACACGCTCAAACTACGCGAAACTTGCATCGATCCTATTTTTCATGGTGAAATTTCAGGTTCGGAAGAAACGGGTGTAGAAAGCCTTCAGAATCTTCGGTTGTCAAAAGAAGAAATAGGCTGCTTGTCCATTTGGAAAATGCCGGATAAATCAAAACGATATCGAAATCGTTATATTGTCGTTATGGATGTAGGGGGAGTTTCAGATGAAGCCGACTACACGGATATCACCGTCTTTGATCGCTATTGGATGATGGACGGAGGCATCCCGGAAGTGGTAGCCGAATGGCACGGCCATATCGACCATGATAAAGGCGCTTGGAAGGCTGTACAGATGGCAACATTTTATGCTGACGAGGAGGATGCTATGGTTGTAATAGAAAGTAACACGCTTGAAACAGAAGGCACGGAAGGCAATAATTTCGAATACATCTTAGACGAGATAGCAGGGCATTACTCCAATCTCTACTGTCGCACCCCGGCCGACCAAATCAGACAAGGCGCCCCAGCAAAATGGGGATTTCACACCAACACATCAACCAAGCCTATGGTTATCTCCCATCAAGCAAAAGCAATACGGGATTCTTTATACATCGAAAGATGCGAGGAAGCCGTAGACGAACACGACACATTTGAAATCAAAGAAGATGGTAAAACAATGGGAGCTGTTGAAGGAATGCATGATGACAGACTCATGACTCGTGCTATCGGCGTATGGATCTGCTATCGGATAGGTCTTCCATTTGCCGTAAATACCCCAATAGCTACACCAACCCGTAAAGTCATATCGGAAGCTACAATATGAAACGAGGCAAGATCGGAAATGATCTTGCCTCGTTATTTAAAATTATGCCCGGATTTGACCTATGATCTCAGAAGGAATTCCCTGAAGTTGCGCCATACGACCTTCCTCTTGGGCCTGCAACATCTCCGCTTCATCCCGCTTAATACTTTCCAAGATACGTTCAGCAAACGGAAGCGACGAATTTTCAAGCAATTGCTTGACATTTATTGCCTGATTTTTGTAAAGCTCCATCAAGAACTCATTCATCACCATTTGATAAACCGGAGTATTAGAACCTTCCGTAATATAGACATCTATTTCTGAATCTTGCACCTTTTCCGGATCATACCATTTACTTTCTTTCGAATAGTCCGATCCGGCAAGGTCTATATATCGAGCAGAAGTATAAAATTGCTGAATCGTCTTCATTACTTTATTGTCTCGCTTCTTTTGAAAATTACGAAAAGAATCAAGCAAGCCTTTAACATTCATACTTGAATTCTGAACCTGCTGGGCATAAAGCGAAGATGGCGTATTAGAAGATGGCGTTTGGCCTTGCATTGCAGAATTTACACCAGAAATATCATTGATAAGTTTCAATTGTAAGTTCAATAGTTCGTAATCTCCGGCAACAGCCGCAGATCCGTTATATTGATGAACGATATTCTGTATATTCTGGCCCTGTTTAAGACGAACAAAAAGCACACCATTATAACGCACATATTCATCTACAATCTGCTCCCGGCTCATTCCCTGAAAAGCATCTTCATCCACAATGAGAAGTCCTTTCGCAGTAGACGAACGAATAAAATCGATCATCGTAAGCGTCCGGTTTATGTACTTTTGCTGATCAATAAAGTCATCAACAAAATTAAAGACTTTACCATTGACAAACGGATAAATGTTCAATATGTAATTATGCTCTTTATGCCAGTAAGGTGAACGCCCTTCCTGTAACACATCTCCGAACGGAGTCATGTAACGATAGTACCAATATTGCTCAATTGAATAGGTATATTCCACAAGAAGCACATCTTCCGGGTCCATGCCGTTAGCTAACGCTTCTTCCATACGCTGCTTATTTAAAACATCTATCGATTTTCTGTCGGAAAGATTGGAATACCACCATTCCCCACTCAATAGGTCACGGCAAAAAAGTGCTTCCCGACTTTCCTTTTTCCAAACAAGAATCACCCGGCAAAGATCTGGACGGGACGGCATATAAAAATCCATATTTTTGTTCTGGTCCCCTTGTAATCCAAACGAATCAGCCCAGGTAGCCCCGTTATGATCACCGTAAATCCGATAAATATCATCACAGGTTGTTTTATCACGGGCAAATGCGGCCACAATATCCGAAAGAGTCATATCATACATTTCCCCGATAATACGAAGATCCCATGTCCGAGGATCTTCTATATCCGTGTTGAAGAATAACCGATAAGTATTGGTTGGATAAACCCACACATCCAAATTTTGTTTAGCCGGATTCATGCCGTACTCTACCCGTTGGGCACATAACCCTGAAAGCATAAGATTCGTCAAACTTGCAGCATCCATTTCCGTCGTTTCGTTGATCTGATGGCAATACTCAATTGCAATGCTCATCATTTCTCCAATCTTACTTTCCCTTTTGTCCCTAACAACACAAACGGGCTTCGTTTGGTTATTTCGGAATTGTCCGTCGATATTTTTCAAAATCGGGCGAATGACATTGTTTTTCAAAGGCACTTTACCCTGCGATCGAATATATGCACTTTCTGTCACTTTCTTCCCACTTGCTGGATCAATAACAAGATCGCCCCATTGATCTTCAAATCCATACATCTGGGAACGTGCAGCCTTCTTGCGAACCTCACTAAGTCCCCACCAAGCATTTTCAGCCTCTTTCAGCACATCTGTAGCCTTTGTCAAACTAATAGCTGACCGGGTGCGACCACCCCGCTCCACTCCCGGTTTCAATCTACGGTTATAAAACTTTCTATTCATCTCCTATTTTGTCTAATTCGTTAATCATCATTTCTTTTGTCTTTCTCGCCTGTTCGTAAAGAGCTTTCTTTTCTTCTCCATCCATCAAGCGGGCCATATCATACATACTTTCAATCGCTTTTTTATAAAAGCCGGTCGTTTGATAACGTCGGTATGCACGACTATTGGCAAAGGATTTGTAATTACCCGACAGGTCCTTACCCCCTTCGAGCCCTTTACGGTACATCCTATCCCTACTCTGCATCTCTTCATACTCTTTCACGTAATGGTTATAGCGTTCGTTTGTATAATTACGCGGAACCATATTTTCTGTGTCATAGGTCAGCCCGCTCACAACTGGGATATTCCTAAGCTGCACATCTCCGGTTACTGCGCCTTCCACCGTTTTGTAACATTGAGCAATGGCTTTACCTACGCCACCTAAGTACTGTTCGAAAAGGTACTCTACGGCAGAAGGATTCAAAAGAGCATAATCCAATTTTCCTTTAGAGGCATAATCGCCTCCCGACAGACTATTCAGCCGTTCGGAGGCTTTGATTATCGCTTTGCTGGTTCCAGTCGTTACCTTATGATATTCTGGAACATACTTATTAAACTCGTTGCGCCCCGTGATCCGTTTCCCGAAAAAGTTCTGATTCCAAAGGTATGCATCGGTGATCGGGGTAAACATATCCGGAGTAAATACTCGTATTGCTGTTTCTAGCCAATTATCTGAGCCTTCAGCTTCGAATGAGAAGGGAAGCAGTGTCATCATCCTGCCCGTCACATCAGCAGTAAAGCTGCGCCCCTTATATTCACCACGAAGATATTGTGCACTCATATCACCCAATCCATACAAAGCACGAAGTTCCACAGATAAGGGCAAAAGAACATATTTTCCTTCTCCTACCGGAATAATCACATTGTTTTGCCGTACATAATCTGGGATCTCGTTATATTCATCGTTATCCCCCAACAGAAGGTCCGTCAACATACAATAGGCAAATCCCAGTGTTGCCCACATGGCGATCGCCGCCGAAGCACGGCCAGGATTTGCTTTCGCTGCACCAAGGAAATTATGCGATCCCTGAACGGCCGCATTAAAGAAGAAATAGAAGTTCTGCGCACACACAGCACCCATTGCTCCACTTCCTCTCCGATTGAAGTTCACGGATGCTTCCTTGGCCGCGCTAATACTTTGTAGTTCCGACATGCCGGTTTCTTTGGCAGCCAGATAAGTCGCAAAGCGGGACGTGTTTTCTATAATAGAGTTGACGGTTTCGAAATAACCTCCCAGCATATTGAACACATCTTTTACTTGTAACCTACCGCCAGCACTTTTACGAACCATCCGGTCAACCTCACGTTTATACTTTTCATACCCCATAACTGCTACAAATCCCGTACGTCCACCACCTTTCAAAAAGGTTTCGTAAGACGAACGCATTTGTTTGGCTTTCGCCCCCTTTTCCTCAAAGCCAAACGAAACACGCGCAATACACCTTATGGCCGGTATGATATTTTTCAGATATCGGCCTTCGAATCCAGCTCCGTATCTTACGAAATTCATCGTATTGGTATAGAACAAATCACGGACAAAATTTCGTATGATGAAGTTCACAGAGCGTGAGGTGTAATTAAGCATCATAAACTGCCGGATCCGGTTCAGTGCTTTTAACACACTATTATTCAAATTCTGGTTATTTAGCCCATTAATAGCTTGTGATACACGAGGATCTCCATTGATGTAAACAAGCAAATCACGGCCTCCTTCTTTTACACGGACAGTATGTTGTTTCTCTTGCCAATCCTTGACGGGGACACCGAGGGTAAGCACTTCGCGACGAGTCTTCGCCTCACCTTTCTCCCGCAGATCCTTCATCTTTTCCTCGAAATCATTAATGATCTTGGCATTTTCTGCCGGATCTTCCACCAGACCTTCGGCCGAAACAGCCTCCCACATAGGATTGCCTTCCGCATCTACTCCACTTTTTACGTACCACTGGTTAGAAACTGCAGCTGCTTTTGTCTTACTATTTCTTACCAGATTGGCAAAACGGAGTTTTGTCAGATTCTTATACCCCATCATCGTAGCGCTTTCGTAATCATGAGCGATGTTGGCAAGTACGGCACCAGCCCTTGACTTACGCCCACGGGCTTTCTTTATCGGGTTCGACACAATATCCTTGTCCGCATCGAAATAGTCGAACAGGTCGCCGGCCGTCGTTTCATCCCATTCCTTTAAAGGGATATAATATTCGTACATATTCTGCAGATTATCCCTCTCCTCACGGCCGATCAAGTTCGTCTGGTACATCTTTTCCAGCGTTGCCTGTGTGGCAGCTTCCACCGCTTTCCATAGGCCATTAGTGCTGTGGCTATTCTCATATTTTTCAGCCCAGTCTTTCAGCTTTTGCTCTTCCATCATATCAGAATCAAAAATTTCTTTACTAAGAGCTGTAAGACCGGAGAAGTCCTTCAATTCAAGCGACATCCGTTTCTTCTCTATAAGGTCAGACGTTTCATTTTCCCTTTCCTCTATTCTCTTATCAACGGTCTTTCTCATGTTTTCAAGCTGTTTAGACGAATAATTACCTGATTTTTCCTTTTCCGTGAAGTAATCTTCCATTTCTTTCTTAACACGCTCAAGTTTATCCTCCTTCCGTCTTCTGTACTTCTCCAGCTCATCCTCTCTCATTTTCTTGTTCCTTTCAAGTCCATGCTTGATCATCATATAGTTTTCAACATCGCGATTTCTCTGGGCATCAAAATGGCCGTCCACAGTAGACAGCCGGGATACTTCATCCACCAGCTTCTTAAACTCCGTCTCCTTGAATTTTTCCACATCATACTGGCTTTTCGACTGGGCTGTATTTTCATATACATACGCATTCTCAAAATCCCGTATCTTATGTCCAGTCTCTTTTTCTACTTCTTTTTGGAACTCACGAAGCGCAATCATCCTATCTTGATAACCTTCCCGGAAACGCTGATAGAACTTCCGGGATGATGGTGAGGCTGATTTCAATCCTTCTATCACGCTTCTAATAGCCCTAACCATGCTACGACGTTCTTCTGCCGAAGTGGCAAGCATCGTTCCGCTACTAACCAACGGATCACGGAACAACAATGTATCACGCATATTTCCATCTTTGGCCACTTTATGAATGATCGTAACAAGTGAATCACCTTTTTCAAGACGGTTCTTACTCTTCCATAACATATAAGCAATATCTTCATCCCGCATACGCAAATCGATTCCCAACGACCGGAAAAATCCGCGGATGGCCGATTTTATCTTTTGCCAAATGGACGGCTCGGATACACCGTTTTCTGCAACAGAAGCCAAATACTCTTCCGTCGCGATCCTGAAGTCTCCCCCATAGCGGGAAAGTCCGGCACGGGTAACCTTACGGCGCACATCTTCCGGTAGGTTGCGATAGACAGAATCCATCATGTCGTCAAACTTTTCTCCTAATAGTCCGCGAAGCCCTTTATGCGCAACGACCTCGTGTAAAATGGTCGCTTGTGCGTCGGCGATGCTTTCGGCATTGGGCAAAACCAAATATACTTCGCCAGTTTCCATATCATACCAACCTTTGGACCCTCGTTTCTTCCGTTGAGTATCTTTGTTATCGTCCGTGATATCGTTTACATCCCGGATGATGTGTATCGGAATATGTAGGCCACTTGCCAATTCATCTACGGCAGACGATATTTTTCCCTCGTCAAGGGTTGGATTTACAAAAGATTCCACTATCTTTGTGGCAGATGAAAAGCTACTGTTTTTATCATCAACGTTAGCGGGAGTACTGCTATTTGATATAAAATCAGTAGCTTTTTTCTTGTCGACCCATTTTAGTAAACCATCGTTTATCCATGAATAGATATCCTTAACATAGTCCTTCGGATAAATACTACGCACAGAATTGATTTCAATATTGCCAACCTTACGGTTCACCTGTATAGCCACAACAAAATTATCTCCATTGCTTTCAAGTTCTGTTAAAACGACCTTTGCATCAATTCGTGTTTTGCTGTCAAATACCGCTATCGGATTGGCTATAGCTTGTGGAAGATTCTCTACACTTGTCAAATTGAAAGGATGGTTACTTTTATATTTCTCAGATGCTTTAGTCGCCAATTTATCTGCACGTAACTCTATTGGCAGATAAGGGAATCCCGCAGCCTGTAAAAACCTGGACGGATTCCCCAGCTTGTAAACATGCCCTTTAGGCAAAGAACCGTCAATTTGTCGCTGTAAATCTTCGTTGAAACGCTCGTTCACCTCTTCGATATTCCCAGAAGCCGGTGCATAAGAAGCCGGTTTTCCTAATGCGTCATCGAGGAACAGCTGGTCTTCACGCGCTACGTCTTCCGTTTCTTCTGCCAGCGTTCTCCGTCGCTCTTCCGGTGTCATAGACAAACGCCTCGATACATTACGGGCTTCTGTCTCTCCGGCATTACGCATATAAATATTTTCAGCATCTTTCTTGCTAAGTATCCCAGTTAAATGGCTTTTACCTTCCCTATGTCCTTTTTCATAAGCATCTCTTAGTTCCTTTGAGGTATGGTAAACGGCCAGTGTCTCGATCGGCCCATAGTCTGAGTACATGTTATTTCTACCATAAAGAGGGCCCATCGCGGACCTGACAGCCCAACGCATGTATTTATACTTTCCCCTTTTAATCAATTTTTCAGCCCTTTTGCGAATAAATGCGGCGGTATTAAGCGTATTTAAATCAGCCGTATCTATTTTATATTGAGTATCCAAATATCTGTCTATCACTGCTTCTGGATGGTCGCCTGCCTCAAAACCTTCATATGATTGAATCGCATGCTGTATCTCATGGGCGGTAGTCGATTCATAAAGCCAAGGCCTGTTATGCGCCGTATTGATAACGATTTCATTGCTTCCAAACCATCCGCTGCCATACTCGTCCGGATGAGATTCCAACCGGAATTTCAATTCTTTCAACCTGGGATAGGCCGCGAATAACTCGTCATCTTTGAGGATTTCGCTTAAGCTGTAGTTCTTGCCTTCTTCGAAATTCTCAGGTGGAGCATATTCAAAATCCGGTGTCTCATACCGCCACTTTCCGTCAACGCCACGCTCCCAGCCGGTAGCAAGTTTGATTTTACGTGCATTTTCTCTGCCGTTCACTTGTAAAATTGAAAGCAACTTCGTATCTTTGATATCGGAATTAAGGGAAGTTGTTTGATTAAAACCGGGAGTTGTTATCCCGATTAGTGAATCAAGTAATTTCCCTTTTTCTATTTTGGAAAGTTTGTGGTCATAATAACGAGTGCCCTCTTTAGGCGTGACAATTACAGCACGAACCGTATAATCTTCACCGCCAATCTTCATCCCACAAACATAATAGTCAAACTTTTCAGCGTCAACCTTATCGTCTGTATTAGCTTGTGATTCGATATACACAGCATTCTCGATAATCTGAGGTATGGCCGCAACGCTTTGCAGTTGCTCCGCGTTTTTATAGTCGTGGTTCAGCACCTCCTTGATAGCATTCTTGCCGACCATGACTGTTTCCCCTGTGTCTTTGTTGGTATATTCACCACGCAACCTTTTCCCATACTCCAGTGCATTCTTCTTATATTGTTTCAGATCATCGCTCGGCTCGATCTCCCTGCCTGTTATTTCCACCGGCTCACTTTTACGCAGCTTTTCTATCCGCTGCTTCTTTTCATTGAAAGCGGATTCCATCTCCCTTGCCACATTCAAGTTGTCAAGACGGGTAGTTGCTTCTTCTGCTGCATCAAGCCTTGCTGCTCCCTGCTCGCCGATAAAGCGGAAGCGAGGGTCGCTCTTCCGGGCGTTGAAGCGTTGAGACAGGGGGATGATGTTCCCTTTGTCGTCCCGGGTAACCAGGTCGTTCAACTTGCGGTTGTTCCGGGTGTCCTTATACAGGTAGTCGCTCTTGTCGTCATATCCCCATTCGTTGATGTCGTTCCCGTCCCAATAGAGGTTCTCAGCCGGTACACGTTCTTCCATCATCCGGTAGTCCCCCTCCAAGGCGTGGTTGCCGTGCTGCCGGGCATAGGCTTCGGAGAGTGTCACCCAGTCACCGTTCCGGACGCTTCCCTCTTTGAGTGACTTGGGCACCGCCCGGTAGATGGTGACCATCGGCTTTTCTCCTTTATCTATGGCGTCCAACGCCTCGCTGATAGCCGCTATGCTCTCTTCCCGGTTCTTGTCCCGGTTCATGCGGAACTGTTCGTCCAGACTGTCGCGGATGTTGTCTTTGTTCTGAGCCACGTCGACCATACTCTTGTCGATGCCCTCTTCATCGTAGGAGGGGGCACGGTGCGCCATTCTGAACTCATCCGTCGACAAATAGCCTTTGCGCCGGGCGGCTTCGTTCACGAGGTCGCGCATGCGGCTCTCGTCTTGGGCTTCGACGGCTTCAAGGTAGGCGCGATCCAACGCTTCGCTCGACATCAGTTCAAACTCTTCCAGTCGTTTTCTTTCTGCTGCGGCAGCCTCCTCTTCCCGTTTGCGGGCGGCTTCCATGGCGTTGCGCTCATCCTGCGCCTGCTTGACATAGCTGTCGCGCAGTTCGTCGACATTGCCGAACTTGTCGAACAGCTCCGCCTTGACCGGGGAGAAGACCTTGACAAATTCACCCAAAGATAGCTGGTCGTTTGCCAAGCGGATGCTTCTCTTGATGCTTTTGAACGCATAGCTGGCTCCGCCCAGATTACCTGCTTTCATGGACTCTGCGTACTTCTTTACGTCTGCCTCTTCCAGTTGATGCTTCTGTGCGAACGAGGAAACATCGCTCTCCTTTGCCGTGCGAAAACGCAGGTTGTCATTGTTTTCAGCTTCCCGTTTGTCAAGTTCCTGTTGCGCCTTATTGCTATCTGTCTTTACACTCTTATATTCTGCAAACGCTTTTGTCTTGCGGTGGCTGCTACCTATCCATTTCTCGAAATCCTCCAAGTTTACGGGGGTTACCACCGTCTTGTGCTTCTTCGCCCAATCTTTGTCATAGTTGGCGAAATAAGCCGTCTCGGCATCGGCCGCCTCATTGAAGCCAAGCATTACCTTATGCTCGTCAAAGCTGCCGTCCTCGTTGTATTGATCCACCACAAACGCTTTTCGACCGTTCCACCCATCAATATCATCAGATAGGAACACATCTATATGGTCGCCGTCCACGCCCTCCGTACCACGAATGTAGCCGTAGGTGTTCTGCATGGTCGTTTCCCACTTCTTACCATTAGCATCCACGCCACTACGAACAGAACCTTTCGGTTGCTCGATGCTAATATCAAATGTACCTACACGCACATGCCCTTTCTTGTAATTGCCGGCTTCCTTCTGGGCTTCGGTAGGATTTATATCGGTATTTGCTTCGGCATCTGCAATTTTTTCGCTTAAATCGTTGATATTACGAGATGAATCGCTATCTTTGTCGGTAGAAGAGCTTTCGGTTTGCAGAGGAGCTGTGTCATTCTGCAATTCAGTATCGCCAATGTCTGTCGTCCTGTCGGTAGCCGTTGGCTTTTCTTTTTCAAAGGCAGTCAATAGCCAATTCTTCTTCTCTCCATCCCATTCAAGGCGCACAGCCGCTTTATGCGTTTTACTCTCAAGGTTTACACGGTTAGCACTACGGCTTATCACCACCATGTCGTCTAAGATGTCCTGCAAGCTGTCGAGAACCTCGGGGTGGAACTTGGCAAGTTTAGATAGTCCAAAGCCATTGCTCTTCCCTGTCCCCTCTTTGCCCCAAACAAGATCTATGTCTCCGACCTCTTTGTGGTGAAGTGCACCTATCGCTTCTCCGCTTCTTTTCCTTAAGAGGAACTTTATCGCTTCTTTAGCCTTGCCTCTGAATTGATCATAGATATCACCAAAGACTCCTTTACCTATCGGTTTTATTTCTCCGGGTGCGCTTTCTTGTGCAACTCCATTCGCGCGATCAACACCGGGGCCAGCCGGTTCTCCTGCTTCAATTTCTCCACTTCGCCCGGTCTGAGCAGATTGTTCTCCTTGCAGTATCTCGCTGCCTCCTTCGCGTAAGACATCGCCTCCGCTT